TGCTTTCTGTACTACTATCCTATTATTACAATCCTTATTCTTAATAATATCCATCGCTTTTATGTAGCCTATATCTTCTTTTGTAAGCTTTTTATTTGTGATGAAACTATACAGATATGCCAATAAAGCAAAGGCCATAATTAGTACTGCAATTCCAATTTTTAACTCAATCATATCTTCTTTTTTTAAGTGAATAATGCTTTAAACATCTTTTGTTTAGCAATTGTATTATCTTTTTTAACCTTCTTTTTTTTACTTGCACCCAGCGCAGATCTAGCCAACTCCCTACCCTCATCAGAAAGTGAATTTAAACTTGCTATAATATGCTGGTCTAATTGTGTCATACTAATTTAAAACTTGCTTTAAAGCGTTTAATTTATCTTTACCTAGACTCCTGTATATTGATATTAAAAGGTTTAGCAGAATTGTGTTTTCCTCTTTTTCTGTTTTGGCATTTTTGCCCTGTCTTATTTGCGCTAAATAGGCAACACTTATTCCGGCCTTTACTGCTACTTCTCTATGCTTTCCTACTTCTTGTGATACTTTTATTAATTCATCTCTTAACGCTTCAACTTTTAACATTTTTATTTTTTTTGTGGGGGTGGTTATACTTTTTTTAAAAACTCTTTTGGATCTCCAAACTGCAAAACAAACTCTCTAGATATTTCGGCCATATTTTTAAGGTTGTTTTTATACCTTATATTTTTAATATGACCGTGTACCGTATGCGTGCTTCTAAATATCTCTGTAGCTATTTCTTTTTCACTATAACCGGCAGTAGCATAAGCCGATATTAAAAGTTCTGTTGGTGTTAACAACATTGCTCTGTTTGTTTTATATCTTCCATTTGCTTTACGCAGTCAAAAAGGCCATAATCTCTAGCGGTTCTAATTAAAGGTGCTGCTGCGTTGTAAATGTGTTCCATTGAAAAATCTATTTTGTGGAAATCTCTAAGAATTAGATTTGTAATAATTTCCTCACTTCTTTCGTTTGCTATCGTTATAGGCATAATTTTATGAGTATATTAAGGTTAATGCGTGTTCTTGATCTATTTCGTTTTCTTCTGCATCTGCATCAGACCACCATTTTACGTTTTCATAAATAGAATCTTTTTGCTTTTCTGTTAGTTCCACTTCTTCTTCACTATCTCCAAGCCACATAGAGCAGCTAAAAGAATCTGTTAAATGGTCTAAGGATGCAGAAAAGTTTAACTCTTTTGTATCTGTACTAAATGAAGAGTAACCGGTGTAATTGGTTATACTTTGCTGTGATAGAATTGTACTTAACTGTTTGTTTGAAATTGTTTGTAGCATTTTTTTTGATTTTTTTAGCACCCCCCATAATTGGGTAGTTTTTACATTTGTATTTGTTTAGCGTACATAAACAGACTATATTTGTATTAGTAGCGCATACAAATATAGTGAAGATATTGCACCCCACGCCTAATATGTGAATTTATTTCACTTATTAAGTGAAAATAATTCACATTTCAAACATAAAAACCTCATTATGAACGGATTAGACTTTAAAAATTATCGAAAAAACTTAGGTATTTCACAAGAAATTCTAGGAAAAGCGTTGTTTGTTTCTAAAAGAACCATTGTAACCTATGAACAAAGCGAAAAAGTACCGCAGGATAAAGTGCAATTAATGCGCTCTATTTATGAAGTAAACGAACAAGGTGAAGCAGAAGGTGAAGTAGAAAACGATATAGAAGTATTGTATGCAGAACATATTGCTTTTAAAAAGGCTTTAAGCGTAATTAAAGATAAAGGCGTTAAGGCTTATGAAATTCATAAAAAGACCGGCTTAAATGAATCTGGACTAAGAAGAATTTTAAACGAAGAAATTGACAACCCACAAAGAAAGACTAGGCAGGTGCTTATAGACTTTGCTGGAACAATATCACCAGAGCAAGAAAACATAGATTTTAGAGACTTGAAGATTGATGATAAATTAAACGTAATTTACAACCAGCTGCAAAAAATAAATGAAGGTAAAAAAGCGATAGCAACTATGAAAGAGGATATCGCTTTAAATAATGAAATGATTTGTAAAATAGATAGGTCTTTAATGGTTTATAACTTAAACATACAAGCTGCCATAAAAGAGGTAAAAGATGAAAAAGTTAAGGTGATTAAATTAAGCTAGTTTTTTAATTTTGGAGGTATAATCTAGACCGTTGTTTATCGTATCAATTAAAAACAAGATATAATCAGCATCTTTTGTGTTTTTTTGGTTATTTAAAAAGGCAACAGTTTCAAGAGTAGCTTCTCGGTAGTCGATACAATCATCTTCTACTGGTACATAGTAAAGGTATAAAGATTGATAATAGTGAATCATCGTTAAAATTCTTAGTTTGTCGGAAGGGCTTTTATTATTTTGTAAACGGTTCAGAAAGCTTACAAGATTTTCAATACCACAAAAATCGTCTATTCTTTTAATTATAGATTTTTGCAAAAATGAAGTTTTTTTAATCATAGGAATTTTTTTTTATAAATATAACTATTAAGATTTAAAAGCAACTAATAATTATTAGTTAAATTTAAGAGTACATTTGAAAGTACATCTAGAAGTACACTATTTACAGTAAGGACATATAATTAAAGTATTGATGATAATTTACAAACAACTAACATACAAGTAATTATATTTTAATTAACTTTTACAAACCGTTAGCACTCCGATTCATAACCCTGAGGTCACGGGTTCAAATCCCGTTCTCGCTACAAGTTAAGTAACTAAGAACAAACGGTTTAAGTAATTTTAAACCGTTTTTTTTATGTTTAATGATAAAAAGTACACCGAAAAGTACGCTATTCTTAAATCTGACTTTATGAGCAAAAACCACTCTATTGCATTTTATACCGGAGGTGTAAAAATTGATGATTGGGATTCTTTAAAAAAGCACGAAAAAACCGCAGCACTTTCTAAAAGTTGGTATCTACGTTGGAGTTTCAGAAATCCTGCAACCGGGAAACTAGAAAGACAGAAGAACTACAAAGGCGGTGTAAACTATCTAAAAACAAAATCTGAAAGGTTTAAAGCACTAACAGAACTAAAGAAACTTTTATCTGAGTTTATAAGGGATGGATATACGCCTTATGATAATGAAGATTCTATAAATTTAGGCGGTGAAGAAATCGAAAAACCTAAAAGCGTAAAAGAAGCATTTGATCTTGCTTTAGAGCAAATAAAATTAACGGTTTCTATTAGTACATATAATGACTACAAAAAAACTGCTTTAAGTTTTCTGAAATTCTTAGGAAAAGACAACCAGAGAAAAGATTTAAAACTTGTATCTAAAAAAATAGTCATAAAGTACTTAAATGAGATTCTAAAAAAGACTTCTGCAAGAACCAGGAACAATTACAAAGCAGATTTATCTTCGCTTTTTTCTGTAATGGAGAAAAAACTTCTAATAATTGACTATAATTTTGTCAAAAACATAGAAAAAGAGCGCACGCAAGAAAAAAGAAATAGAACATTATCAAATACCCAGCTTAAAACAGTTACAGATTTTCTGCGTGAAAATGATCCTTTACTTTTATTGGTTGTTAAATTTGTTGCTTATAATTTTCTACGGCCCATTGAAGTATGTAGGCTAAAAATAAAAGATATTAATTTAGAGGAGGCACTTTTATACTACCAAGCAAAAAACAAACCTTTAAAAACTAAAAGGATACCGGCTATTTTATTAGAAGATTTAAAGAAAATGCAGTTGGATGCTTACGAAAAGGAATCTAATTTAATAACACCCTCTGGTATTCCTTCTATTTGGGAAGCATCAGACCAGCAAAAAAGGTCAACTATTACTAGAAGATTCACAAGGTTAAAGATTAAAATGGAGGCTTCCGGTATTAGTTTAGATAAAGGAGATAATATCTATTCATTTAGGCACTCCTATATTACCAATTTATTTAGACATCTTAGAACTAAAGAAAATCTATCTTTTCACGAAGCAGTTAGGCAGATAATGCCAATTACAGGCCACGATTCCGAAAGTGGTTTAATGAACTACATTCATAAAATTGATGCAGACATTCCTAAAGATTGGAGTGAAAAGATAGACATTGTTATTTAATTATTATAAAGTACTAAAAACCAAAGGTAAAAACCAACTAAAAATATGTGTTAAGCGTGCGACTTGGCCATTATCTTTAGAATGTAAAAATCCTTCTACTGCTTTTGGTGCGTGTTCGTAGCCTTTTCTATGATGCCAGCTATCCGTTCCACTTGGACTTCTTAAACTCTCAACACAAACACCTACAAAGTCTTTTGATGTTTTATGGTGAATATGGTGCGTATAGATATAACGGTGTTTTGTTGCGCTCCATTCGTTGCTTTCTTGGGCCATTAATAATGGTAAATCTTGCGGTTTAGCTCCATCTCCGTGAGTTGTACCTATTAAATTAGTGTGATAGGTGTAGTATTTTCTATGAGCAATAGAGCAATCAAATGTTATATTTTTGCAGTCTTTAAAGTAAGTCTGTATAACATCAGCCAGAAAGAAACCGTTAGTATAATCGTGGTTTGATGGATTGAATGTAAAATGTACGTCTGCAATTCCTATTAGTTTTTCTAGAACTTCAATGTATAGTTTTTTAGCAATTAGAAAGTTATTGTACCACATTCCATCAGTATCTTGTGCCGTTCCGCTTGTTGTTTTTCTATCCGGTGTATCTATATGAAGAATATCATTACCACCTATAAAAAGTATTTTATCAATATTAAAACCGTTGGACTTCTGTAATATGCCATCTACACCCTCTAAAACTCTTTGTACTGCTATTTGATTGTTGTAATCTTCGCCACACTCAAAAGACGTTGCAAGTTTGCCAATGTGAACATCTGCAGGATCAATAACTAATAAATGCTCATCTGATAATTTATCTCTTTTAAGTTTGGTAAATTTAGGAGCGTGTGTTTTCATCTCCTTAATTATAACATCTTTTAACTTTAAATAATCAATTTCGCTACTTCCTTTTTTCGGTGCGTATTGTATCCATTGTTGGCCGGTAGTCTTAGATGTGGATATTTTAATGATTTCGAAACCTTCTGGAGTTTCTATTGGTTCGCTTTGTAGTTTTTGAACCGAAGAAATCACATTTCCGCTTTTATCAAACTTCTTTTGTGTTTCTATAAACTCTCGTTTATTTGGTGTTGATCTTAGTTCTGTAATGTAATCATTGTCCTCTGCACTTATGTAATACCTACCATTACCACCTCTATCTGGTTTTGGCTTAATCTCTAGACCTAATAAATCCGCTTCCTCTGGTTTTAATGCTCTGTGTATTTTCATTCTTGCTTTTTTTTAGTTAAAATACTCTCTCTTTTTTTTTACTTCATACACTTTTAGACTTGCCAAACTCTCTAAGTGTAAAATATCCTCCAATAACAGTAACTCCCATTGTCATTAACAGCGGTAAATAAGCTTCCCCAATAGGTTTTCCCCACATAGAGCTTAATATTACTATATCAATTAGTACGGTAAAGTTGGCAACTACTAAAGGTCTAATATTTCTAGGTAGCCAATCTTGTGATTTATTATCTGATTCCCACCTTTTTGTTAGCTCTCTTTCGTGTTGTACATCTTTTTGCATTTCTGCAACTAACATTTCTTTATCTTCAACTGATAATTCTTTATCTCCTGTGATAGCCTTAAATACATCAGAAGCAGAACCATTTGTAACGGCATCTAATAAAGGTAAACCTACCTTTTTACCTGTTTTAACAATACCACGCAAAAGGTTTCCAAAGAAAGTTCCTTCACCACCGTTCTTTCTTAATTTTGGATTATCGCTCATTAGTAAGTCCATATTACATTTTGTGATTTATCTAAGTCTAAATCAACATGAATGAAAGAATCCGCTACCCCGACACGGCTAAATCCAACCATAAATAAAGCATCTAATATTAAAAACCTTGTTCTGCTATCCTTTGCTTTTATATCAACCGCTAAACCCTTAATATGACTTGATGTAGGGTTCTTAATACTTTCTGGATGCGTTGGGCTTCTATAAGCAGAATTAATAATAAAAGGAATATTTGCATACTCCCTCGCTTCATCTAATTTAGCAAGGAAATCAACGTTCATATTATCTTCTATATTTTTAAAATATCTGCTCATTATCTTCTAACTTCTGTTATTATCTCTCTTTTTGCTTCTATTATTTCTTTTCTTGTATTTTCAAGAATCATTTGATACATTGTGGTATGACCATCTCTAATATGAGCCTGTGTCTCTCTTACAATCTGTTTAATCGCTTCTTGAGAAATATTAAATTCTACTTTTGTAAGTGCTTCTGCACCTCTTTCTTCTGCTTTATCTATTTTATTTGTTAAGGTAAAATAACCTGTTGCCAAACTTATAACTGCAAATATTATAATACCAATAGTTTTAAGGTTCATTGTTAATTCTGTGTCCTCTGATATAGTAGGGGGTGTATTGCTCATTGTTTAGTTGAAATTATAAATTATTAAATAAAATATTACAGGTGTTGAGCTATAAAGCCAGTCTAAAAATTCCATATTACCTTTTCCAAGTGCTTTGTCGTAAACCACTTCTTTTAAAGCGTAAATTAAAACAGCTATTAAACCGCCAATATTTCCGAAAAATAACACCATTGGGAAACCTGTAAGCACACCCACAATTAAGTGCGCTTTATGGTCTGACCTTATAATGTCTAAAAATTCTATTATTTTTTTCATCTTGTATGTATTACTGAAATGAAGGTTTTGGTAATGTCCAAGAGGTTGCATTTCTGTCAAAAGCGATATAATTCGAAATATTAAGAACATCCCAAGAACTTAAATCTTGATTAAAAGAAGATGCACTATAAAACATAAAATCCATATCATTAACACTACTCACATCCCAAGAACTTATATTTTGATTGAAAACAGTAGCACTTTGAAACATATAACTCATATTAGTCACATTACTCACATTCCAGTTAGAGATATCACTATTAAAGGTATTTTTATCTTGGAATAATTCTGACATATCTGAAACAGCTGCAACATCCCAAGTGTTAATCTCTCCATAAGTATCAAGAGCAGCTGCATTATCGCTTATCCATAAATTAACAGCGGTTTGTAGTTCTAATTTAGTAGCAAATACATAAGTTGTTGCTTGTCCTCCATCTGTAATAGTCCAATTGTTAGGGTTTGATGTAAGTACACCTCTAGCAGTTGTTGGCGATCCTAAAGAATATTTAGTTGTTCCATTCATAGTAAATCGAACGCTAGATTGAACGTCCAAAGCAGACCATCCTATTAAAAGTAAATTATAATTAGTGGTGCTGAAAGATGATGCGTTTGAAAACATACCACTCATAGTAGTTACACTACTTACGTCCCAAGCACCAATAGATTTATTAAATGAAGTTGCATCTCGAAACATCTGGTTCATACTAGTTACACTACTCACATCCCAAGCACTTATATCTCCATTGAAAGATGATGCTCCTGAAAACATAAACCTCATATTAGTTACATTACTTACATCCCATAAACCTATATCTTGATTGAAAGATGATGCACCTTGAAACATATTACTCATATTAGTTACACTACTCACATTCCAATTTCCAATATCTCCATTGAAAGATGATGCTTCATAAAACATAACACTCATATCAGTCACATTACTCACACCCCAAGAACTTATATCTTCATTAAAATTAGATCTGTCTCTAAATGCGCTTGCCATAACTGTAACAGCATTTACATTCCAATCTCCTATCAATCCCCAAGTTGATTCTGCTTGTGGTCTGTCTGTAAACCATAAGGCAACAGCAGTATAAAAGTCAAAATCTGTTATTGGTCTTCTGTTCATACTAATAGGTAATCCATACCCTAAAAGAGTGGCGCTAAATGAAATAAATTCATCTATATTACTTTCAGAAGATATGTCTGTTATGTAGCACTTTCCATAATCTAAATTCCCTGCATCATCCTCTACTCTCCAATCTATTAAGGTTCTATTTCGTTTTATTGATTTTAGACTGTAATAAGAAAACTTATTAGCATCACCACCACTATAAATAGTGTTTATTGCAATACCGCTAAAATCTATGCTATATTCTTGGTTAGTTAATACATAGGTCTTCCAGCCTTGATTTTCTATATTAGTGGTGTCTAAAGTTTCCACGCTTTCAGAAAATGAATTAGCTGTAAGACTTCCAACAGGTAAAAAGCCCTGTCCTATGTTTAAATAAAGTATGCTGTTTGTTCCGTTTATCATAATACAATACAAATATAAAGATTACGTATCGCAAATCTAAAATAAAAATACCTAAATTAAAATTTAATAGTTGGCTCTACAACATTACCATAATCAAAAGTCTTTTGATAATCCACATCCTCTAAAATATCTGTGTCTAAAATCTCAACATAAGTAACACTAGTAACGTTAGCCTGGCAATCATAACTGTAAGAAGTAGGCATAAAAACACCAGTAAAACCGCTTATAGTTGCAACGTTTAGATAATTAAAGAACCCGAAAACATCACCGCTATAAACTTGCAACGGTTTACCATACATTTTCATCCTCTCCTCTCCCATTAATTGTAAAATAGGCTTTCTGTCAGAGTTAGAAAATGTAAAAGGCCTCTCCCATATACTTGTGGGCGTTGTTTGGTCTGCCTTGTAAATAGTACCAACGTAAATATCAGATGGGTTATCTCCATTAAATACTTTTTTAATGTCTTTTATTTTAGAAGATGGTTTGTTTTTTCTTTGGAATGTATGGTTTTCGCCCTTTAAACTCGTATCATCTGTTCTGTTTAATAAGTTTAATTCTATGAGGCTATAAGGGTCAGTAGAGCCTCCCTGTGATGCTTCGGATGTATATATTATAAGTTCTACCTCTCCGGCCTCAGGCGTTGGAGCTGTTATTATTGTTTCATTTTCAACAAATCTACCGTTATTTTCCATTAATATGTAGGTCTGTTCTTCAACCCATTCACTATCACAAACTCTAGAATTTAAAGTT